AATGTAGCAAATGCCTCTGCTGTATCTTATACACTAGATAGTGGTGTAGTAACTAATGTAGGATCTCACTTAGACTCAGCTACAAGTATGGCTGATCTATTAACAAAGCCACTAGGTGGCTCTGTAGAGCTATTGAGCTTCCATACAGGACTTAGTAAGGGTGGAGGTAGCTTCTATTATGATGCCTCTAAGAGTAGGACTCTGCATAATGGCATAACTATAATTGATCCTACTAATACTGCTAATCTAGGAACTTGGGATGCAGCAGCAAAGACTACTTGGTTCACGGCAGGAACAGGAACTGGATGTTGGGTAAGGATCTATTCCGGCGATGTATACGTTACATGGGCTGGAGCTAAAGGGGATAATGCAGAAGATGATACATCTGCTATACAGGCAACTATTGATCTTGTCGCAGCGATAACTTTAACTGGGACGGTGCTATTACGTGCGTCAGATAGCTATAAAATCACATCGCCTCTTACTATAGAATCACCAGTGTATATCGGGAGCATAGGAGGAAGGGGCTTCATATTAAATTCAACAACAGATGATGATGCATTTTTGTTTGCTCCTGCTTTACCAACAGGGAATAGTACAGTACCGGGTAATGGTGGTGGGTTGTTTAATATTACTGTATACAGGACTACCGATTGCACAGCAGGGAGCGCAGTACACCTAAAACGATGGAATAGTGCTAGGTTTGTCGGGTGTGGATTTCAAGAACACCATATAAATGTGAGATTAAATGGTGCTACTAATACTACCTTCACAGATAGTAATTTTAATTTACTTGGAACTACATATACGGCTAAAACTGGTGGGTCGAGTCTTAAATTAGAGGCATTACAAAAGGATGATTTAAGTTATGTACCGAATTATAATACAATCCTTAATAACCCACGGTTTTCAGATTCAAATTATAGGCTAGATGCTGCAATTGAAATAAATTCCTGTGATAATTTTAGTATTAATGGAGGGTATTCTGCTAAGCACAAGATAGCAATACTTTTAAAGCCTACTAATAACGAAATTGTTGTGTCACTTAGGATTGATAACTTTTATATCGATGGTGTTACAACAGGGGGTTCAGCAACCACTGCTATCTATGTAGACCAAAACGGGACTAGTGGTAATCAAATAGGATTCTTTACATACTCAAATGGGATGATTGGACAGTGTAACAAAGCAGTAAACTTTGCCGCAAACACAAACAACGCAACTGAGTTTAGGTTTTCTGATACAGATATAATCAATACTGATGGAACCGCGTTTATATTAAACAGCAATTCCCTCTCTATGCTCATATCGAATTGCTACTTTCGAAGGTGGGGAGTAGTCACAAGCTCAAGCAAGGCTATTCAATGCACAAACGCAGCCGAACTGCATGTTTTGGGTTGCCGGTTTGAGTCAACAGGACAAGTAACTCCTATAGGTATTTCAACTGAGGCAAGTGGCACTATTGATTACCTTGCTATGTCTAATAATTATTTTAAAGGTGTTTCTTCTGTTTATAATGAGGGTGGCACAGTCTCTAATAAAACTCTTATAAACAATGAATCAACGATAAATACAGTACCTAACAGTCATAAAGAATTAATACAGTCAGCTAGTACGGGCATTTCCCCATATACACCAAACGTATCAAAAGTTAACTTTGTTTCAATGTCCGGTCTGTCGGTCAATATGACTATCAACAACCCTACAAACGGTGTTACAGGTGATGTTTTAAAATTCTTACTGCGGCAGGACGTAACGGGAGGTAGGACAGTTACTTGGGGGGCTGGGTATAAAACACAATATGTTGACACAGGAAACACTTCCCTTACTAGAAATGTCATATCTTTTGTTTATGATGGGACAAATTGGGTAGAAATTTCTTTAACAGGATGGTATTAGACATGTCAGAAGATAAAACAAAAAAGAAGTCTTTATATACGCTACTCCTCCCGGCTGTTAGTGTCTAAATCACAACTAAATAATATATGAGGTATCTACTACTACTACTAGCAGGTTGTGTTGATCTTGTAGAAGTTCCTGTACAGATCAATCCATTTATCTGCATAGATGGATTCAAGTGGGAGTTAGATGGCACCCCTATAGTAAACGATGTAGGAGCACAGGAAGAGTGCACATTACAAGGAGACGTATAAAGTGGCTAAGTCCCAGATCAATAGTATTAGAGAATTAGCGGAGCTTGATCTTAAGCAGTTTGCTCGATTGGTGAACCCTAAGAGAGTCTATGGATCTATACATGACTCTGTTATGGATTGGTGGCAGTCAGAGGATTGTAATGAGAATACATTACTTCTCCTTCCTCGCGGGCACATGAAGAGTCATTTAAGTGCTGTGTATGCAGCATGGCAAGTCATAAAGATGCCTTATATAACTATTCTATATATAAGTGCTACAGCAGACTTAGCAGAGAAGCAGTTGTATGCTATAAAGAATATACTAGATTCTAAAGTAGTCAGAAGGTACTGGCCTGATCTAATCCATCCAGATGAAGGTAAGCGTGAGAAGTGGGCTAGTACAGAGATATCGGTAGATCACAAAGAAAGAAAGGAAGAGGGTGTACGTGACCCCACAATTAAAGCTGCTGGTTTAACTACTAATATAACTGGTTTTCATAGTGATCATAACTTTTTAGATGATGTTGTAGTCCCTTTAAATGCTTATACAGCAGAAGGAAGAAACAAAGTAGCCTCTATGTATTCTCAGTTAGCTAGTATCAAGAACACAGGATCAAAGACTACAGTAGTAGGGACTAGATATCACCCAAGGGATCTGTATGATACCCTGATTAGTACTGACTTAGAGATATTTGAGAATGGAGAAGTAATAGAAACAAAGCCTCTGTATTCTGTTATGCAAGAGGAAGTAGAGGAAGGGATGGAGTTCCTATGGCCTAAGACCATGAGGGATGATGGCCGATCCTTTGGATTTGATGAAAATGAGTTAGCACGAAAGAGAGCAGAGTATGTAGACGTTGCTCAATTTTATGCACAGTATTATAACAATCCAAATGATCCAACAAGCCATAGAATATCACCTGATAATTTCCAATACTATGATAAGAAATACCTAAAACAAGTTGAAGGAACTTGGTTATACAAGGAGAACAGATTAAATGTATTCGCTGCTATTGACTTTGCTTTTAGCCTTAAAAAGACTGCTGACTTCACAGCCTTAGTTGTTGTAGGAGTAGATTCAGGTAATAATTACTATGTATTATCTGTTGACAGATTTAAGACTAATTCTATAGGTAAGTATTTTGATTATATCATACAAGCACACAGTTACTGGGGATTCAGAAAGTTGAGGGCTGAGGTCACAGTTGCACAAGAGGTTATTGTAAATGATCTTAAGAACAATTATATAAAACCAAATGGATTAGTGTTGTCTATTGATAAACACAGACCCTCACGAAATGAAGGAACTAAAGAAGAACGTATGATGGCTACTCTAGGGCCAAAGTATGATAACCAACAGATATGGCACTACAAAGGAGGTAATTGTCAATTGTTAGAGGAAGAACTAAAATTAACTCATCCTCCACATGACGATATAGAGGATGCCTTGACTGCTGCTATTGATGTAGCTGTAGCCCCTAGTCATAGAGTCAGTGGGACTTATTATAAACAGAATATAGTATATCACCCTAGATTTGGTGGAGTGGCGACAGCGTAATGGCAGGCACAGTTATAGAACTAAGGGATCTCCAAGATCCTGAAAGACTAGCAGAAGACATATCTAACAAGTATGATCTGTGGAGTCGTAAGCGCATTAACAAAGAGACTGAGTGGAAAGAACTCAGAAATTATCTCTTTGCTACTGATACGACTACTACAACTAATCAAAATCTACCTTGGAAGAATAAGACTACTCTACCTAAGTTAGCACAGATAAGGGATAATTTACATGCTAATTACATGAGTGCTTTATTTCCTAACGATGATTGGCTTAAATGGGAAGGAGGTGATCCTGAATCTGTTTTAAAAGAAAAGAGAATGATCATAGAAACCTATATGAAGAACAAGGTACGTATAGGTGGTTTCCAGAAGATCATTGCTAGATTACTATATGACTACATAGATTATGGAAATGCTATTGTAGACGTAGAGTACGTACATAAGAAGCACAAAGAGCCAGAAACTGAGAACATGATTGATGGCTTTATAGGCCCAAGGGCAGTGAGAATAAGTCCCTATGATATTGTATTTAATCCTACTGCTGTAACCTTTGAGGACTCTCCTAAGATAACAAGACATATTAAGTCGATGGGAGAGCTTAGAGAAGATCTTGAGATACGCCCAGAGCTAGGATACTCTGCTGATGTTATAAAACATGCAGAAGATGTGCGAAGACGTTTATCTTCTTTCTCTCAATCTGATACTCTTAAATCAGATGGATTTACGGTAGATGGATTTGATACAGTTATGGACTACTATGAATCAGGTTATGTAGAGATTCTGGAGTTTGAGGGAAGCATACATGATGATGCTGGAAATCTGCAACAGAATAGATTAATAACAGTTATAGATAGATCCTTAGTAGTAAGGAATGAAGATAATCCTTCTTGGAATGGCAGTGATGGGAAGTCTCATGTAGGATGGAGAATGCGCCCTGATAACTTATATGGTATGGGGCCATTAGATAATCTAGTAGGTATGCAGTATCGTATAGACCACCTAGAGAATATCAAGGCTGATCTATTTGACTTTATAGCACATCCTCCCCTAAAAATCAGGGGGAATGTTGAAGCCTTCGATTGGGCACCTTTTGCCCAAATAGATTTAGGTGATGATGGCGATGTAGAGATACTCAAAGTAGATGCTACTGCATTACAAGCAGACACACAGATTGCTATTCTCGAACAACGAATGGAAGAAATGGCGGGTGCTCCACGTGAGGCTATGGGTATCCGTAGTCCCGGAGAAAAGACAGCCTTTGAAGTACAGACATTAGATAATGCAGCATCTAGGATATTCCAAGAAAAGATTAGGCAGTTTGAATTATTTATACTAGAGCCTCTTCTTAATAATATGTTGGAATCAGCACGTAGGAATCTGGATGCCAAAGACATAGTAAGAGTAATAGATGATGATGTAGGAGTTATACAGTTCCTAGATATCACGAAGGAAGATATATCAGCATCAGGTAGATTAGTGGCTAAGGGTGCTTCTCATTTTGCAGCACGTAATCTACTAGTACAGAACCTGACTAGTGTATTTAATAGTCCCTTGGCACAAACAATAGCGCCTCATGTATCTCCATTCAAGTTAGCTAAATTAGTAGAAGAAGCATTTGGTTGGGAGAAGTTTGCTCTAGTCGGACAAAATGTAGCCGTTCAGGAACAAGTGGAGACACAACGTCAGGCTAATTCAGGACAAGATCAGTTAGACATAGAGCAAGGACTAGCAGCACAAGATCCATTACAGGGTGCTGTTGGGTAAGTTATGAAAATCACAGCCAGATTAAAGGCTCTGCTTGGTGTAGATAGATCCCTAGCAGCTAAGGAAACATTGGATGATTTAATAGAATTACTGAGGAAAGATGCTAAAGCTATCAGAACTCAGATGAGAAAGGAACCTAAAGATGTTCCTAATTATAATCTTCAGCAAGCATATCTAGCTGGAGAGGAGAAACAGATTAACTCTATAATAGATTTAATCACAATTACTGGAGAATGAAATGGCTGACCAAGCTACAGAAAATGCAAGTGCAGTAGAAGACCAATCTAGTGCTGGTGGCGATAACACTGAAAACAATCAGAACTCTTCAAACGATCCATTTAAAGACCTATTAGGTGGTATTACGAATGAAGATGGCACACAGAAGTATTCTAGTGTAGAGACTGCATTAAATAGTATGTCTCATGCTCAAGAGCACATATCTACCATTGAGGCAGAGAATGCGGCTCTTAAGGATGAGCTTGCTAAGTCTCAAGCTAAAGAGGATCTTCTGAGAAAGTCTGTTAATAACCAAAAGCCTGAACAGACACCTTTGACAGCAGATCAATTGAATGAAGCTATATCAGTTGCTTTGGATGCAAAGTCAGAAGCTGCACAGAAAGAAGCTAATCTTAATTCCGTAAGGAAAGTATTCTCCGATACTTATGGTGAAAAAGCAGGGGCCGAGATGCAAAGCCTAGCAGATGCAAATGGTGTAAGTCTTGATTTTATGAAATCATTATCTGAGACTTCTCCAAGAGCAGCTTTACAATTAGCAGGTCTTTCTGACAAAGGCTCTTCAAGTACCATTGAGAAGTCTAGGGGTAGTTTCAACACAGAGAGCCTTGATTCTAGTAGGCAGAACACAGAGAGCAAGCCAGTAATGGGTGCTTCTTCCACTAAGGAGCTGTTGAATGCTTGGAATAGGATCGGGGACAATATTCGTAATCAAACCTAATAGGAGGCTATAATGGCCCAAAACACAGGTAATACCACAGCGTTCATTGAAGCGCAGCAGTATTCCCAGTTCATTCTGGAGAATCTGCATGATGGTCTTATTCCTGATACCTTTACCCGAGATGTTTCGGATTTTGGTACTGGAACGACCCTAAACATTAAGACCGTAGGTACAGCTACTCTACAAGAAGTATTTGAAGAGCAGCCACTAACTTACAATGCAATTGATACATCAAATGTTACTCTACAGATTACTGATTATGTAGGTGATGCTTGGTCTATCTCTGACGTACTCAGGCAAGATGGTTCTCAGATTGACCAGCTCCATGCTATGCGAGGACAAGAGTCTACACGTGCTCTCCAAGAGTATTTTGAGACTCGCTTGTTTGCAACAGCAAACGGCGCACAAGTCCCAAATGGGGACAACTTGGTTAATGGAGTAAAGCATCGCTATTATGCTGGTGATGGTGCAGGGACTGATCTAGTCATGGAGCTAGAAGACTTTGCTTTTATGCGTTATGCATTTGACAAAGCCAATGTTCCTCAGTTTGGTCGTATTGCTATTGTTGATCCAATTGTTGAGCTAACTCTTAACTCAATCACTAACTTAGTTAATGTTAGTAATAACCCTCACTTTGAAGGTATTATTAACGAGGGCTTTGCACGTGAGCATAGATTTGTTAAGAATGTATATGGTTGGGATATTTTTACCTCTAATCGCTTGCCGGTAACTGCTGGTGCATTAGGATCAGTCACTGGACGTAATGGTACAGTGATCACTGGTGCAGCAGGTAATATTCAAAACCTCTTTATGTGTGTAGCGTCTGACCAGACTAAGCCTATTATGAGAGCTTGGAGACAGCAGCCAAAGGTCGAGAACGACCGAAATGTTCAGCTTAAACGTGATGAGTTTGATGTAACAGCTCGTTTAGGTCTTGGGGCACAACGTGTAGATTCGTTGGGCGTAATTATCACATCAGCTACATTGTACTCATAATAGGAGACTTATCATGGGTTTTGAAAGTTCAGCAGGTCTTGGAGTCCGTAATCATTACGGAGTTCGTGAGATCGTAGATAGCTTTGGTGGTCAGACTTCTACAGGTGGTTTTATTAAAACCGCTGAATGGGTATTTGATTGGGATAACCTCCCAGTCAATGGNNNAGGGCANATGGAGGCAATTATTCCCGCAGGGAGTACGATTGTCTCTAGNACCTTGGAAGTTATTACCGCTATGGCTGGTACACTAGGCACACTGGATGTGGGTCTGGAAGAGCCGAATGGCACTGTAATTAACACTACTGGGCTTGATGTTGCAGTTGCTCAGGCAGTTCTGGTAGCTAATGCTTCTATCCCCGGTAATGGTGCCTTGATTGGCACTGCTATTGGAGTAGACGCTCAGCTATTGATTACTGGTGGTGGAACAATCACTGCTGGTAAGTTCAAGGTTACTGTCGAATATCACCAAGGTGATAAAGATGGTAGTGGACGATACACTGCTGGTGGCGTTAAGGCGTAACCTGATTGGAGGGGAGAGATCCCCTCCTCTCTTTAGGAGAATAAGATGGCAACAGAGCACGTCAACATAGTTGACTCAGAGAGACATGAGCCTAAAGGGGCTGATGCTGCTTTAAGCAAACAAGTATATGTCTCTGATGGAGCCACTAGTGGGGCATGGACGTATAGAGAATATGTAGTGAATACTACAGTAACAGATATAAGTACAATAGGAGACAGAGCATGGGTAGTTATGCCTATTGCTGGAAAAATAACTAGAATTTATAGTATCATTGATGGAGCTATAATTACTTCGGATGCTACATTAACATTTGAGATAAATAATATTGCTGTTGTTGGTGCAAGTATAACAATAGCCACAGCAGGTAGTGCTGCTGGTGATAAAGACTCAAGCACACCAACTAGTGCAAATACTGTAGCAGCAGGGGATATATTGGAGGTAATTACAGATGGACTGTCTGGTAATGTAGTGTCGGCAAATATCAGCATACTAGTAGAGATTCAATAATGGCTAAACAGACTCTATTAGATATTACACAATCTATCCTGAATGATATGGATAGTGATGAAGTCAACTCTATATCTGATACTGTAGAATCAGAGCAAGTAGCACAAATAGTAAAAGATACTTTCTATGAAATCATAGAGAGTAGAACATGGCCTCATTTAGACAAACTAATACAGTTGTCTCCACAGGGCAGCACACGACCTACCCACATGGACACTACATCTACTTGGAATAGTGTAGCATGGATTAAGTACAATCAAAGAACATCAACTGACACCAAAGACAAGTATATAGATATTACATATATGTCTCCAAAAGACTTCACTGATTATCTAGATGCTAGAGACAGTAGTGCAACAGATGTAACCTCTGTATCTGATCCTAGTGGAATTACTTTGCTTATACTTAATGATAAAGCACCTACATTCTGGACTACTTTTGATGATGAAGTCCTAATATTTGATTCTTATGATAAGGTTGTAGACACTAATCTACAAGCAAGTAAGACACAAGTATTTGGCTCTGTTAGTCCATCATGGGTACACACAGACACAGCAATTCCAGACCTACCTGCTAAAGCGTTTTCCTATCTCTTGAGTGAATCAAAGAGTACTGCGTTTAATGCTCTTAGGCAAGTAGGTAATTCTAAAGAAGAACAACGAAGCCGTAGACAACGCATAAGACTCTCAAGGGAGAAATGGGTTGTAAACGGTGGGATGCAATTCCCTGATTATGGACGGAGAGTATAATGAGTGATCTTAAGAACAAAGAACCAAAACCCAAGGGTGGCAAAGGACATACCAAAGGCAAGAAGAAGGAACTAGTGATAGAGCAAGGAGAGGGTACTTCTATGTTGACTATTAAGTACAGGGATGGTGGTGAAGTCCCAAGAATGCTACAAGGAGCATGGAACAACAGGAACCAAGCCTTAGCAAGAATAGAAAGTTACTTAGCCATGAGAGATACCAAGGCTGCATAAATGGCAGAGAACAAAACAGTAAAGCAAGTAAATAGTTTCATAGGGGGACTAAATACTGAAGCTGGTCAGTTATCATTCCCAGAGAATGCTTCTCTGGATGAAGATAATATGATTTTAGATATAAAGGGAACTCGTAGACGAAGACTAGGAATAGACACTGAGACTGGTGGTGCTACTAATACAGTAACTGTTTCATCCCCTACTATAGGTACACGCTCTTGGCAGTTCTTTAGGTGGGATAATGCTGATAATAAATCAACTAATTCTTTAGGAGTAGTAGTCTATAATAACATTGTAAGATTCATGGATATGCTTTCTAGTTCACCTAGTGCTAACTTAAAGAATCAAGGGAATGGTATTTATATATATTTGGGAGANGGTAGTATAAATCCTCATTTAGATTTTGCTGTACTACAGGGAAAATTGATAATAGTTACTGGGATAAGAGTAGTATCTATACTCTCTTATGACACAACTACAGACACAGTAACATTAGATGAGGAAGTGCTAACTGTTAGGGATCTGTGGGGAATAGATGATTCACTACTAGTAGATGAGAGACCAACTTCTCCAGTATCAGATAGACATAAATATAACTTATTNAATCAAGGATGGACNGATACTAATATAGAAGCATTTAATACTGCTCAGAGTAAGTATCCCAGTAATGCTGATATTATGGCATTAGGAAATCAATTAGATGGGAGTGGTGTAAAGACATGGGCATCAACTAATATAGTTAGTTCTTTTCCGGGAACTACACCTGCTCCCAGAGGGAAGTTTATAATGCCACTGTCTCAAAGAGGTGACAGAAGAAGGTTATTACCTGATCCTCCTTTCAGTTACTTTTCGACTGATATCCTATTAGACGTTGATTATAGAGGCCCAACGGCAGTAGCTACTCATTTTGGTAGAGTATTCTATGCTGGAACAGGACAGACTGAAAGGGTAACTGATCTTGAAACAACAGCTCCAAACCTAGCAACTCTTATATTCTATTCTCAAGTTATTGAGAATGATTCTCAAATTACTAAATGCTATCAGGAAGCAGACCCAACAGCAGAAGATGTATTTGATTTAGTAGATACAGATGGTGGTTTTATATCAATACCAGAGCTTGGTTCTGTTGTAAAGATGTTACCAATAAATGATCAATTGGTTATATTTGCTAATAATGGCGTATGGACTATATCTTCTCCTGATACATTTACACCAACATCCTTTCAGATAAAGAAGATAACAGATGTAGGAGTAGTCTCTGCTAAGTCCATAATAAATGCAGAGGGTAGAGTATTTTATTGGAGTCAGAGTGGTATATATACACTAGCTTTGGATAATATATCTCAGAAAGCAGTGGCACAAGATATAACATTAGGAACTATAAAGAGTCTTTATAATAGTATAGACTCAAGTGCTAAAGAACATGCCAAAGGATATTATGACTCAGTATCAAAGAGAATAGGTTGGTTATATAATACACTTAGTACCTTTGATATTATTAATGATAGAGATAATTGTAACCAAGAGCTTATATTTGATTTACAATTAAAGGCTTTCTATAAGTATACACATAGCCAGAAGGCTACTAATTCCCCTTATGTAGTAGCAGCAGTACCCTCTAACTCTACTGTTAATAATGATTTAGTAGATACTATTGAGGTAAATGGAGATCAAGTACAAGTTAATGGAATTGATGTACAAACTACTGTAGGCCGTAGAGTAAATTCACAATCTGAGATTAAGTACCTAACTTTTTTCCCCTCTACTACTACTGATTTTACTTTGTCTACATATATGAATACTGGTTTCCTTGATTGGGTCACAGAAGACTATACTTCTTTCTTATTGACAGGGGATGAGTTATTCCAAGACTTCGCTAGAAATAAGAGAGTTCCTTTCTTGATGATGCACTTCCTGAGAACTGAGACAGGATTCGATGCTAATTTAAATCCATTGAATCCCTCCAGTTGTCTTGTGACTCCTAGATGGGAGTGGTCAGATACAACTGATAGCAATAGATGGGGAAAGCAATTTGAAGCCTATAGGTACAAGAGACTGTATATACCCACAGGATCTAGTGATTTATATGAGACAGGGCAAGAAGTCATAACCACAAAGAATAAGATACGTGGTAAAGGAAGAGCTATAAGACTACACATGAGTAGCTCTACGGGAAAGGATATGCATATACTAGGATGGGTGTATGCTCTTAGTGGAGGTACTATAGTCTAATGGAAAAGATATCTGTGTATGAAGACAATGTAGTTAATATGTATGTACAGCCGTATGAAGGACTAGGGCTATTAGTACACATAGATATTAAAGAATGGAGTCTATCCGTATATAAGAAGACTCTACAAAAGTTCAATGAAATTATTGAAGAACTCAGAAGCAAAAAGGTAGATAGATTGTTTGCTGCTATACCTCCTAGTGATCCCAAGAATGAGAAGTTTGCACTAATGTATGGCTTTGAAGTATCGGACAATGCCCTCAAAACAGAGGATATGACATTAGTATACAGGATTTGGACGTATGATATTAAGTAAAGTATATAGAGGCTAGTATGGGTGATCCAGCATCAGTAGCATTATTTGTGACAGCGGTATTTTCAGTAGATAGCGCCCATGAACAGAGAAAGTCTTCCCGAGCACAGCGACAAGCCATAGAGGTAGATAAGCGTAGACAACAAGCACAGTCTGCTAGAGAACGTATTAAACAAATAAGACAGGCTCGAATAAACAGAGCACAAGCTGCTGCTTCTGCTACTAATGGCGCTGGAGGAGTAGGCAGTGGTGTCATAGGGACACAACAGAATCAAACATCACAAGCAGCCTCTAATATAGCTTTCTTGGATGAACAACAAAACTTCTCAAATCAGATAAGTGATCTTAAGGTAAAGGCATCACAGGCAACATCTAGTGCTAACTTATCATCCTCAATAGCTGGTATTAGTGGTGATATATTTGCAGCACAAGGAGGATTTGATTCATTATTTAAGCCCTCTACCTCAAGTTCCTCAACATTTGATCCTAATCATAAACCACCAACAGAATTGTAGATGCCAACACAAGCTCAACAGACACAACTACAACCGGGTAAAACTGTATCTGGTGCTTCTATTGTGGAATCTATTCAGACTCTACGAGATAATGGGGTCTCAAGAGAAGAGTTATCTAAGTCAAGATCTTTAAATAGATTCAGATCTGAGATAAATTCAGTGTACTCACAGGATGCAACAGACACTACTGCTCCTAAAAACGCATCTCCGTATGATCCACAGGCTTTTACAGATGAGCCTAATACTTCTGATGGATTTGATTCAAGTGCTTTTACTCAGGCAACAATACCACAGAACCAAGATGTAGGAGAGATTGTTCCTAAGAACATTGCTGGATCTGATGCTATTATGGCTGCTTATATACAAGAAGAAGATCCAGTATTATCCGAAATAGAGAGACAACAGTGGATTATACAGAACTATGGATCATCAGAACATTTAGAATACTTGAAAGCAGAGATAGCTAAACAAGAAAATGATGCCTTGGTAGAAAAAGCAGTAGATGAGGTAGCACAAGGAACTAAGACTACACAACAAATAATAGATGAGCTATCCAAAAAGAATGCTAAAACAGAAGATGATATAGCTGATCTGACTAATAGAGTCTATGCTGCAAGACTATCTTTGAATTCAATGACAGATACATTAGAAGAAAAAGAATATGCATCAGAACAATATAGGCAACTTGTAGAGGATGGATATAGTGTAGATGAAGCTATACAGGATTATGTAAATGCTGCTATCTCTAAGATGGATCCAAGTTTACTAAATGTATTAAAGTCTTTTCCAGCAGACTTTATACCAATAGTATCTACAGTGCCTCTCTTTGAAGCATTTAAGTTGGTGTTTCCAGAGAAAGATGTATCTGTATTTGATTTACCAAGAGGGGAGTTGGCCCAAGAGTTCAGGAACAGGATGGCTAAGCTAGAGCCAGAACCACGTCTTAGGGCTGCACAGTTATTCGTAGATGTTGTACTAGCTAATGATGGTTTATTAACAGGACAAGATTATCAGAAGGCTATAATACTACAAGAAGCCTTGGGTTCAGAATTTAGCACATTTGATAGAGTAGTAGGTGATATAGTATCT